GATAATCAAGACAACAGTCAAAGCTCTGAGGAGGGTAATACTGTCTTGCCAGAAGGTTCTGATCAAGATAGTGATGATTCTTTCCATAGTCATGAAACTGGTTCTCACAATGATCAGGATGTGGCAGTCACTGAAGACACTTTTGATCCTGCTGTGATCGCTGTTTCTGAACCTGCTGCACTGAATGTTAATGAAGAAACAGTGAGGCCTGCTGTTAAGTTTGATAAGAATGTTCCCATTTCACAATTAACTGAACTCCCAGAATTTTTTGACTGGAGTGATGATGAAGATGAAGAAGAGGCAGTTACAGCTGTCGAACAAAAAACAGAAACAAAGGCAAAGATGGACAAGAATGTTCCTATCTCGCAAATGACAGAACCCCCTGAGTTTTTTGATTGGAGTGATGATGAAGAGGAAGAAGGCACTGCACCTGTTCCTGAACCCAAGACGGAAACCAAAGCCAAGATTGACAAAAATGTGCCCATATCACAGCTAGCTGAACTCCCTGAATTTTTTGACTGGAGTGATGATGAAGAAGAAGGAGGCACTGCACCTGTTCCTGAACCTAAGACAGAAACCAAGGCCAAAATTGATAAAAACGTGCCTATATCACAGCTGGCTGAACTTCCTGAATTTTTTGACTGGAGTGATGATGAAAATGAAGAGGAAACTGTGCCTGTTGCTGTGGCTAAAGTAGATAAGAACACTCCAATTTCACAATTGAAAGAGCTTCCTGAATTTTTTGACTGGAGTGATGATGAAGATGAAACAGAAGTTGTGCCTGTCAACAAAACTATGCAGGCTGCAGTTGAAGAATTCAAAGAAGAACCTTCAGACAATGAAGAAAGTACTGATAAAAATGCTTCTACAAAAAATACAGACTTTAGGCAAACTCTGAACTGGGAAGATGAAGATGGAGAAGGTGAAAGTCGAATTGAAATTACAGGCATGGATAATAAGACCAAACAATTGGAAGTGGAAGATGCAGAAGATCAGTTCCTTGTGTTTGATGAGGAGGAGATTGAAAATGAGTGCTGTTGCTTCACTTGTTATAAAGACAACAACGTACAAGTTAATTTGTTGGCAAGTCTGTATGGAAATTGTTTGGGGTTGCAAGTCACACCAAATAATTTTTCATGCTTTTGTCAAACTTACAAGGATTTGCAGTCAGGAATCATGGAAAGTTCAGACTTTTATTACACGGAGTCTGATAAGAGTTTCAGAAGATTTTTTCATCAGTCTGTCAATGATGTTTTCAAAATGAGACATGATCTGTATCTGTCTTGTGTCTTATGTTCTATAACTGAAATTGTGAGAGTGGACTTTGGAACTGACATATCTTTCATGAATTTCAACATACAATCAAACAAAACACCTGATTTCATACTTGTTCACAATGATTGTTTGATTGTGTTTGAATGTTCTGTTACGAATGATTTGAGCAAATCTGTGCTTCAAAAGGGCACTAGCATTAAAAGATCCAAATACAAGCAGCAACTCCTTGAAGCAGAAAAGTTTTATGAAAAGGTTTTTTGGGTTCCTGTTTTTTTGTCTACTACAGATAACTCGAACAATATCGATGATGTTTCAAAGATACTAAAAGAGGCAAATGTTTTGTTTGATCGGTCAATTTATGATTCCATGTTTTTTACTATGTGCAATATTATAGAAGATATGAGAGCCACTGATAAGTTCGGGCATTTGATATTTAACAAAAACTTTGACTTGTTTGATGATGGGCAAAAAAATGTTGTTAATGAGTGCATTGGATTTTTAGAAGCAGTTGGTTACGCAAAAGTGAGACCCAAATCCTCTAGAGTGATGGCAGTCTGTTCAGGTTTGCACGAACAACTCAAACACAACTTGGATAAAATCAAAGAAGTTGTTCACAAATTGAACAGCTCAAAGAAATATTGCCTCAGTTATGATATTGAAAAGAATAAATTGAATTTTGTTGAATCAGTTAAAGGAGAAAAACCTGGCAGAATTCTCAAGCTTTTGATTGACGAGAAATTCGGTTTGTTGTTTAAAAAAGCACAAGTTGTTAAGTCTAATGTCAAATATCCTGCAATAGGGAGTGGCCTCTGGAGGATTAAAGTGTACAAGGAAGACTACAAAGAAGTTTATATTGAGAAGAATGCCCATGCACATTGTACACATCCTGTTTACATTGAACCATCATGTGATGTGGTAGAGCCTATGTTATGCATGCAGCTTGAAGACCCTTTGGAGGACCATGATGTGGACTCCATTGTGGAAAGGCACATGAAATTTCTTGAGGAAGATGAAGTTCAAACTTTAGCCAAGAGTGTGGTAAATATGGATATGGTGAAACAAGCTGTCGATAAATTGAAGCTCAGTCAAGCAGAGGTTGACAACAGCATAGAAGTCGTCATGCCAAAGAATCCTTTCCTGCTGCCAACCATAGAGGTAGAAAGCATGGAGTATCTCCCTAAAGCAGATTTATCTTTTTCCAAGATTTTGCAGGTCAAGACACAAGACAAATGCATGAAAGCAGTGTTTGAGTTGGCTTTAAACAAAAGATTTGTTTTCAAATACAAAATTCCTGACAATTTGTTGGAGAAGAAGAGAACGAGCATGAAAAATTATTTCAATTATTTCAAGAATGAAAATGTTTTGACCTTGCCCAAGCTAACACAGTCATTGAAGTCTGCAGATCCTGTCCTGTCAAATTTGGCTAAAGCATTGAAAAGCGTTAGCGTTGAGATATCAAACTTTGTCAAAGCTGAAAAATCTGAAAGGAATAGGGAGAGTATTGTAAGATGTGGTCTCGGGAAAGATCTTGAAACAAATTGGAGAGATAACACTGAGAGGGCATACATAAGAGGCATTGACAGCAAGTTTGACACTTTGTCTCATGAGTTTTGTGATGAATTCGTACAATACATATCAGGAGAAGGGAGAGGTGTCAGCTTCAGAGAAATGTTCTTGTTTGATTATGTAAATGACACACCTGCAATGAATAAGTTGAAAAAGATTATGATGTCAGAGCATGAGTCCCAGGTGGAGAATTTCAAGAAGTTGAGACTTTCATACATGACTGATTTTGTCTCGAACTTTTGTTACACACTATTGTACTTGTCACAAAATAGCTTCAGTTCTGACGAATTTTATCTGGACAACTTAAATTTGAGGAACACGATGTTAGTTGTCAAAGGAGGGCAAAAAAATTTACAAAACCAAAAGCAGTCGGTTATTCAAACTATTTTACCCAGTACCTGTGTTCTTTGCAAGATATCCTGAAGTCTTTAGCAAGACCACAACCTTCCACGACTTAGGAGACAAATTGATAATGGAGACAGGATGGTTTGTCTTGAATGAGGCAGTTTTGGCAGACATGTCGTTTGCGTATCAGAAATGTCTTGCAACTTTTTCAAATTATTATGTGCGTGAGAATGGAGACCTTACGAACAAAAACATTTTCTTCAATTTTCTTCTCATGTTCAACAATAGGAGACAAACTGAGGTTCTGCTTGCAAACCTAAGATATGTTTTGGTCAATGTTTTGGGTGTGCGTTCAAAAATTGATGAGATAATGGAATCAATGTCAACCTTGACTCAAGATGTTGTTCAAAGGCATATTTTGACATCAATTATAGAAAATTATAATGATTTTTCAGAAAGCTTAATCAAAAATCAGCTCAGGGAACCATTAAAAAATAGGCACCTCATTACAAACGGAGAGATGCATACATTGAATGATCTGACTTTCTTTTTGTATTCACCTTTTATAATGACAAAAGCACCTTATGACCAAACAATGGAACAAGTCAGGAACTTAAAAGGCATGATGAAAGTTCACGAGGAGTACAAAATTCATCTTTCTGATGAAGATAGCAATATTTTCAATGTCCATGAAGTTTTCGACAAAAAAGACGGAGGCAATGTCTTTGATAATGATTTTTGTTTTAATTCAAAATACTGTGAAAAAGTTGGACGAAGAGCTGCAGATTATTTTAAGGCAAATGACAAAGTGAATGACATTTACAGTAAGTGGTCTGAAATTATGAATTCTCAATGGACTGACATAACAACAGAATCAGGAATGAGAGGCAACCGTTTTATAAAAGGTTCAGAATCCTTCTTTGGTAGGAAAGGTCATGAAGTTATTATGCAAGAGGTATTGAAGGAACTGAAAGATAGTGATTTACAAGAGTTGCAAGATTTAGCAACTTCAGGGGATAATTTAGCCCAAAAGGTGCAAAGATTAACAAAGTTGAATGTCACTTTCTCTCACAAAATCAGGAGGGCAGGAGTGATTGAGTTTGTTTTCCATGTTGTGGACAAGACCCAGTGGAAAGACAACAGAGAGATATTCGTCATGACTCTTGACACGAAACTTTTTCAACAGCCTTTAGAAAAGATGTTCAAATACCTTTGCTCCATCACTGACAATGAGTTGATATCTGTCCCTTCCAACAAAAGATTGCAGTTAATACATTCTAAAGTGTTTGAAAAAGTAAAAGTAAAAAAACAATTCAAGAAATATTACTTTTCTTTCGATTGCAAAAAATGGGGGCCTAAATCCATGATGGTGAAGTATTTGCATTTTGTTATGGGCATGTCATCAGTGTTGCCTAAAAGTTTTATTGATTTGTTCATGTTTGTGGTGATTAGGTATTTTAAGAAAAAAATATTTGTTAGTAAGAAAACCTGGGAAGCTTTCATCAAAAATAAAAGATTTTCTAAATATAGGGAATATTTTAAAATGGAAGAGGAGTTGGAAACAGCATACTTTGAAATGCCTTACAGCTTCGTTATGGGCATTTTCAATTACCTTTCATCACTGTTACATTCTTTTAATCAGAAGGAAGCAATGGAAAACATCATCCGAAGAGTTAAGAAAAAATATGACATCGATATAGAGTTTGAGATGCAAGCACATTCTGATGACAGTGGAGGTTATTTGATAATTTTCTCAAATAACAACAGCAAAATTGCTGAAATTCTTAACTTTGTTTTAACACAGTATGAAATTGAATTGAAGCTCTGCAATCATATGCTTTCAATAAAAAAATGTGTGGTTTCAGAAATTTACTCAGAAGTGTTATCCATCTTGTATGTTAATGGGAAACTGCTGCCTCTAATCCCTAAGTTTTTTGGAAACATGGCCTTCAAACCAACTTTGGAAGGATATGCAGCAGATCAATCACTTTCTTATGGTAAATGCATTGAATTGCTACAGAATGGTGCCACATTCTCAGAAGCTTTTTTTAATATGAAAGTATATAGTGAAATGGTTAGAGATTTTTATGGGTTAAGTTATGCTTCTAACAAGCCAATATCTGCATTGGGAACACCTAACAGTCATCCCATACTTGTCTTAATGTTGGGTGCCATGTCTGATGAAGCAAGATTGTTTAACACGGATAAAAAACAGTACTTTAATTACATAAATGCGGTTAGATTTTTATCAGGTCAAGAATATAGTGATGTCAAATCCAAACCCTTCAAAGAGCATTTTTTTATAAAACAGAGGAATTCTGTTGAGAAAATATGTGATGAGATTGTGAAAAAATATGAAATCACAGGGCTGCTAGACAAAGAAATAATTGCAGATTGTACTGTGAAAACAACTGTGTTACAACCTTTAAGTTTCTTGCACAAATGTAAGGATAGATCTTTCAATGCTTCGTTAAGCTACGAAAGCAACGTTAGGAGGTTGACTAGAATATTTTCCAATAAGAGCAAACAAAATAAAGTTACTGTTTTTGGTTACAACTCTTATTTTGAAATACAATCATTACTTGAATTGGCGGCACATCATGAGAGTTTTCGTGATATTGAACAGTCTGATGTGCTGAACAATTTCATAAAAAAATACAAAGAACAACCTCCTATTGATTACGAAGAGAGCTTCGGATTTTATATGAGAGACGCAACTGCCGTTTATGATTACCTCGATTCATCTATCTCAGAAAATGTTGAAATTACCAACAGTTACATGAGTTGCAAGCCAATTCACCTGTGCTTGACAACTGATGTACCTTTGTTGAATATCAAAGAGAAACTGGAGGAAATTTATTACTCAGACCATGAAGATTTTTATTTAACCTCACCTAGGAAGGAGTTGGTGAAAGAAAAAGAGAAGGTATGTGAATTTTTGGAGAGGCTTTCAGCAGATCCAAACAACAAGAACAATTTTGTATTCTTTGGGAGGAAAGCTATAAAGTCTGCTGAAACTGAAATGTTTTTATATGGCTATATAGACAGTTCCCATAGATTGATACAGGATTATTATGACTTATTCCATTATATTGAAACCAATACTTTCCCAAACAAAAAAATAACAAGAATCTACAGCAAAGCCTTGGCTAGGTTTCAAATGATTGAGTTTCGAGACAAGTTTGTTCCAAGAGTCTTGAACAATCTGATAACGTTGAAATTCTTTGATTATTGCAACAAAAGAAACTTTGATAAAAGCGATGTTCTGCACAAAGAGACTGGGCTCACGCTAGATAATTTTGAAGAGATAGCAAAAAAATCTTTTGTCAGTTGGGTTAAACATTTCTCCAAATCTTATTTGAATTGTTTGAGAACACTGAGAAATGAAAATTTGATATGGATATGCTGGGTAAAAAAACAAGTGAGAGTGGGGTTGAAATGGGCTGGTTATGGTTCATTTCAAATAAACATTTTTTCAAGCAAATTTATAGTTTACATAAGAAATAGTGAAGTAACACATATGGAGGCAAATTCACCAACAGATGATACTCAACTTTTAATGCTGTTTAAATGCATATTAGGAACTCAAAAACTGAAAGTTTCACAGAATGTTTCCCCAGAAGATGACAGTTATGCTTATGGCTCTGTGAATGGTGTGGACAAAATTGCAAAATGTTATGAACTTGAAAATGTTTACTGTCCTTGCCAAATACTCAATAATTTGAATTTGTGTGTGGATGATACAGACTGTTTAAAGCCTGCAAAGAAAGATGGAACTTTCAATGTTTTAAACAAACCTTATAGAATTGAAACACTCTTATCGTTGCTAGAAATTCCATTTTCCGAAATTGAGAATCTGTTTGAATTCAGAAAAGAAGGCAACATAAGAGAAATTTTTAAAAATTTTATTTACAGCAGCCCTGCACATATAGAAACAGACAAAGAGGCTCCTTTCGAAAAGCTAGTAGATAATATAACTAAGACACATCTGTACCACTGCTTTATTTATAGCAAGCTTGAACAAAAAAATTATGATTTGAACATTTGCTTGTCTGAGTACTGCCGAGAGAATAAAATCCAATACACCCCGGTTTCTGAAGTAAGATTGGAGGAGCTCCTTGAGATGAACGTGGAATGGAGAACTTTACCAAAGAGTGTACTTCAAGCACTAATGTCCTATTACAGGGAAAGATTTATAGAAGACAATTTGAAGGAAATAGTTAGTGATTTTGCTGAGATTTATTCAACAGATTTCAAAGAAAAAAATTGGAACAACTTTCTGTCAGACTGGGGAGGTGATGCATACCAAATGGCATTTACTATAAGAAACACAATGCTGCCAGAATTCTTGAGAGACCCTTTGATATTGGTTTCTTCTTACCCAGAAAAGTCTCAAGGCTGTCTAGAAACAATTAGAGAATTGCTGTTTGACCTTTTACCTAAAGGTTTGTCATACTTGTACAAGAAAGAGCAATCAGTTTTCAACACCAAAGTCATGATGACAAAAAAGTGATTTGGAAACTTTGTTGCAATCAGGATACTATAATTCTTCTAACTGGGATGTATACACTGATTACTTTTCCGTAATTATCCAAGAATTGTTTTCAACAATTTTTAATGATATTGAATTGTTTAAGTCTTTCTACGAAGGTGTTAAAAAGAATGATTTGCTGAGGGCTGTTCCGATAGATGAAACAAAACATTCTGATTGGGCAAGGTTGTTTATTGTTTGTAATTGTAGCCTGAGGGCATTGCAAGGAGTTTACACACCTGCAAAAATATTCAAAATGCAGAAGACATCTAGATTTAGGTCAAAGGGCAAAGCAATCAGTTCTGGTGTACCTTATAAAAAGGATTTCGGGATGTTTAAAGAATATGAAAAGAAAACATTCAGCTTTTTTAGAAAAAAGAGTATGTATGAATTGATTCTGAAGAATGTAGAATACAAAGACTCTAGAGTTTTTCCCTTTTGTTTTTTCCCTAAATGGAAAAACATCAAAAAGGCCATTGAAACAGAACAAGATGAAGATGTTGTGGAAGGGTTGGAAGAAATAGAAGCTGAGTTTGATGGCACACTTGAATCAAGGGAAGCTTGTTCAGAATTTTTTGATGTATTGGACGATTGTGAAAACCAGCCTTCTAACCCTAACAAGAAAACCAGTGTCACAGTCTCTGAGAATGATTTTAGGTACAAAAGGTATGGTGAAAAAGTTGAAGTTGAAATTGAAGAAGCACCTTTTTTGAAAATTGTTAGCACCTTCAAAATTGATTGTATCGCCTATAATCATCATAAATTTTGCATCATGTGTAGCACGTTGCCAGATGACATCCTTTTACAAAATTCAGAAAGGGTCAAAGTGTACTTGTTAAAAAGAAAACCCAACGAGGCAATACAAAGTTTCTTCATAACATATAATTTGAATTGCAGAGAAGAATTGAGAAGCAATTACTTTACCAGGTTGCATCTGGCTCAGGTCAAAGGAATAATTGAGAACGTGAAGCATCCTTTAAAATATTTCTATGATGACGATACAGGCAAGTATATTGAAGTTACAAAAGAAAATTCTTACAAGCTTCACAACAAAATAACAGAATTCAAAAATAAAATTTATAAAGCTAAAGAAGTCAAGGCAAACGTTTTGTCAACAACAAACAAAGTGGCAGTTTCTATTTTGGAAGAGAGCAACTTGCATGATACGCCTTTCATTATGACCAAAGAAGAAATGATAATGTACAGGAAGATATACAAAAGAATTGAGGAATTCAAAAAAGAAAAGGACACAACAAATTCTCATGAAAAATTGCTGGGTGTTTTGATAGCCATTTGTGAGATTTTGAGAAAAGGTAAATGTAAATACATTGTTGATCATTACACTGAGTTGAAGAAGGCAATTGATTTGAAGTACAACGTTGATTATGACATAGGCAGATTCATAGACGATGTGTCAAAAATGCCAGACTACATGTGTGACATGATGTGCATAAGTTTGTGTGAAAAAATAAACCCAATAACAACTGAAGAAAAATTAGCCTATGCCATAAGCAATTTGCACAAGTATGATCTGAAAGTTTTCAATATGGTCAACATGGACATAAATAGGGCTGCGAAGGAAACCATCACTGAGAGCAATGTCAAGAAAATGATACAGTTTTCCAAAAGCGATGTGAAGTACAGCCCAATATCTAAGGATGAAATCTTGTATAAAGAATTTAAATGCTTGTTCGGTGAAGATGCAGAATTTCTGTTGGACAGAAATTCCTGTTTGACAAGCACTCAAAAAGAAAAACTAAAGTATGTTGCAGATGGGATTTTCAAAAAGTTGAAGAGATTTTCAGAAATTGAACCACCTAAAGCACAGAAATATATATACTGTTTTATGTTTGTTTACAAGGTGATAGAATCCTCAAAAATTGTGGAAGACAGGTCAGAGACAGAACCTTTTTACAAATGCTTTGACAATTTTTTTGAAAAATTGATGAAATCTTTAGAATCTGTTAAAGAAGTACCGATAAGCTTTGATGCTTTGGTGTATGAAGCTCCTTCTATTGAAAAGTTGGATGAATTTGATTATTACAGAGATGCTTAAACTCACTGCATTGTCAAAACAATTAGTTGTTTGACACTATCCGGTCAAAACTTCTCATAAGTGTTTGTTATAAAAATGAAACATGTTAGGAATGTCTTGT